AGACACAGGAATTAGGGCTATTGGTACTATGGGTGGCGTTGATCCTGCAAGCACACCTACTACACCTACACCATAAGAAAGGATAACCATGATTGAAAGAGTTTCACGCTACTACGATGGTCCGCTATCCCAAACTGCCCACAAGTATACGGGCAACCCTGCTGTATCCGTTTATCGTGCCTTTCCAACCTCTAAACAAGTACGGTATGTAGAGTATACGTGGGCGGATGGTGACTCAATAGCCATTTTAGCTCAGGCTTATGGATTAGGTTCAAAATATTGGTGGGAAATTCTGGAAATTAATCCAGAAATTGATGACCCATTTAATATCGCTGCTGGAACAGTTCTTAGGGTTCCTTATGGTAATGACTAATTCTCCGTCAAATAGACCATTTATTTGGCAAGAAGAGTCTATAGATTCTTCTTTTACAGTAGAGTTTCCAAAATCACCTGATATGTCTATGGTGCTAATTGGCGCAGAACTACATAGAAACCCTGAAGAACATGACAGACTTGTTTTACATTTTAAGGGTCACCCAAGCAATAAAAAAACAGGTTTAATATCTGGAGATCCAGTTAGATTTATGTTTAGTTCAAAAAAAGTTAAAGAGACTTGGTATGGGTATATTAGGCACGTAGAACAGCCAAACACCTGGCAAGGTGGAAATACAGATATTGTTTGTGTAGGGGCTACCTATTACCTTAAAGATTCAAATCAAAAAATCTATAAAGATGTTACTGCTGACCAAGTCGTTACAAAGATTGCAAACAAACACGGGCTTGCAACAGTTACTCAACGCCACCCCAGAACACGCCCAAGTGTTGTTCAAGCAGGACAAAGTGACTGGCAGGTTATTAGGAGCTTAGCAAAGCAAACTGGTTTTGCTTTAGTTACCGATAACACTACTATTTTCTTTGTATCAAAGGATAAAATTTACTCAGAAAAGAAAAAATCTGCCCCATACTTTTTTTATGTATCTACTGAAGAAGACGGCCGAGCTCCACGTGAGCTTAAGGTACTTGGAACAATAATTAGTTGGAACCCCATGCTTAGTGATTATGCACCAGAGGCTGGAGCAAGAGTTGATCGCGTAATTACTGCAGTAAACACTTCTAATGGAATTGTTGCCCAATCAACTCACCAAAATACTGTAGATGATAATCTTGTTAGCGGAGTAGTTGTGCCTGATGAAGGGTTCTTCTTATCATGACAGTTTTTTCTAACAATAAGTCTGCTGCAACAGCTAAAGCAGGGTTTAAAAAATATCACGTACACGAAGTGGCAACTAGTCAAACAGACGCTAAACAAATCGCAGATTCCTATAAAAAGTCACATAGGTATCAACATAGAGCTCAAGTATCAGTTGTTGGCCACCCCTCTATCAAACCATATGACCCTATCTATTTAGACGGACTACCTAACGGACTTTCTGGGTATTGGACTGTTCTTTCTGTTGTTCACGTATTTGGGGGACGACCTTCAGATTACTTTTTAAATTTAGAGGTTGGTACAGATATACTTGGGGATGTAGACCCTACTGCAGCTACTCGCGCAGCAACTAGAGATATTCAATCAGAGCTATCCGGACAGTCTTTAGTGGGGTATGCAACTATCTTGTCTGAGTTCTCTTTATCACCAAACTCCTCAGAGCTTATCCCATCTAGAACATTAATGCCCACAGCCTATACCTCAACCTCTGTAACAGCTGTCCCAAGCGTCTATGGGGCGACTAAATTTTTAGACTACTACCCTAATTTGATTTCTATAAAAAACCCTGTAAAATGGGTAGCTACAAGTAGTGGGAGAATTGTAAAATGAGTTTTGATAATTACGGTCTTGATGAGAATGCTTTTAACCACGATCCACAAGGAAGGTCTAGGTTTTACGGTATTTATTCTGCCCAGGTAGCTGCTGGACTAGACCCTACAGGTAAAAATAGAATAAAAGTTAAAGTGTTTATGCCTTCGGGTACAGAGGTATCTAACTGGGCTAAAGCTTGCCTACCTATTACAGATTCGTCATACCACCCAGATCACAAACCCCATATTGTTGCTGACCTTGCCGCCATGTTAACTACAGTCCCTGTATCTGTAACAGACTCTAGAGGGGATACAGAGACTGTCCCTGCCCTCACAATAGTGGCAAAGTCTCCAGGCAACCAACAACTAAACCATGAACATGTGGCAGTTACTAAACAAAAGACGGTAAGCAAAAATAACGCCACTATTGTTGCAAATTCTCCAAGCGCTACCACAGACTCTAAGGAAAATAGTAAGTATACTGCTGCTAGCGGGCTTGGAGTTGGAACAACTGTTGGCTCAAAAGGCACATTGGTTCCTGAGCACACCTTTCATAGGTCCGTACCTGTGGAAGGACAAATGGTTTGGGTTGTTTTTGAAGCCGGCCTTCTTGAATATCCTGTTTGGATTGGAGTACAGTCATGAGTTCTGCAATTAGTTATCCATACAGTTTAGATATAAATGGAGTTGTTAAAAGTGCAGGAACATCAACTAAACTGTACCTAGATAGAGTAGTTACCCTTTTGTCAACAAATGTTGGTCAAAGACCTATGCTTCCTGAATACGGCACAGATTGGTCTACTACTTTGTTTGAAAACGAAAACAACTACCGTAGAGCAATACCTATTGCTATATCTAACGCAATACGTAGATGGCTTCCGGACCTGTCTGTAGAAAAAATAGAACTTTCTGGAGACGAATATTCTGGAATAGTCTACGTAAACCTATACTTAAAATTACCAGATAATACAATAGCAACTATGAAAATTAACACGGCAACATTTAATTACGATGGATTGGTTACGAGGTAAAAAATGGAAATTGACTACACTTCTAGAGATTTTGCTGCTTTAAAAGCAGACCTAATTAATTTAATTAAGTCTAGAACTAATACTAACTGGGACCCTACAGACTACTCTGACCTAGGAAACGTACTAGTTGAGTCATTTGCGTACATGGGGGATATTATGTCCCACTATCTTGACCGTATTGCAAACGAAACCTCTATTGATACTGCTATTAAAACCGATACATTATTGAATTTTGCTAATCTCTATGACTACGTAGTATCTGGTCCAACACCTTCAACTGTATACGTAACTTTTACAAATGGATCTACAACAACTTCATATGATATTCCAATTGGAACTCAAGTTATTGCTCCGCTTTCATACGGCCCATTTGCACAGGTTTATTTTGAGACTTTAGAGGCCGCTACAGCGTTGTCTCCAGGAGCAAGCATTACGCTACTGTGTGAAGAGGGAAAAACAGTAAACACTGATCGTCCAGATCAAATTGACAGTAACTACAATAAAGCTTTGCCAGCAAATTTAGGTACGTCTAACGGATCAGAAGATCAAACATTTTTAGTCTACGACTACGGTCTAGTTAACAAATCATTAACAGTATACGTAGGTCAAGGAACGGCTTTTAGTTCATGGTCTTATGTAGACAATCTATTAGAGTACGGACCAACAGATAAGGTCTTTACAGTTGTACGAGACGCTGAAGGTTTTGTAAGCGTTGTGTTTGGAGACGGAATTAATGGGGCTATTCCTGCAACAAACCAACTTATTAGTGCGGTTTACAAATCAAGTGTTGGTGCTGCCGGCAATATTAAATCACTTCTTATTAGTGAAGTTACTTTTATTCCAGGAAACCTTGACATTCAAGTACCAACTTATATAGAAGTAACTAACGCTTTGCCTTCTTCTGGTGGGGCGGATGCGGACACTTTTGAGCAATTGCGTAAAAAAGTAAAGGCTGCAATCGGCACAAGAAAACGTGCTGTTACCCTGCAGGATTATGCAGATCTTGCTCTTATGGTTCCTCAAGTAGGTAAGGCAAAAGCGTCGTCTAATGTTTACTCTTTAGTAAATCTGTACATTCAGGGACCAAACGATTTGACACCTGCCCCAGGTTACCCACAAGTTAAAAATATTGAGTCTGCCTCAGGTAATGGCACTACCGTAACATACACATGTAAAACACTTAACCCACACGGACTTTCTGTTGGGGATGTAATAACTATTTCTGGTATGTATTTAACAGCGTACAATCTTTCTGAAGTAACAGTAGCCTCTGTTCCTACTGATCTTACATTTACGGTAACTAATGCAGCTACTGGTACTTGGAACACAACAACTGCTGACGGTCGTACGGGCTTAGCAATTAAGACTGCAACTGCTGTAAGTCCAGCACTTACAAATACTTGGAACGGCATTGCTTCTGAGGTAACAAAATACTTTGCTGATAAAGTTCCGGCAGGAATATCCTTAAATATACTTCCACCATCATACGTACCAATTTACCTAAAATATACTGCAACTATTGACCCTGCGTATAAACAAGCAGATATTAAACTTGCTGTTTATCAAACAATGCTTGGGTTAGATGGAATGTTTCATTATAATAATAATACTTTTGGTGATAGCATTCCTTTGTCTCTTGTTACAGCAGAAATTCAGAATATTCCAGGAATTTTATCAGTAGTTATTAACAAGCTTAATACAGATGATGGCAGTAGTGCAGGAACTATTGTTTTATCTGACTCTCAAATTCCGTTTTTAACTGCGTCAAATTTGACATCAGTTATTAACGGCGGAATTGAGTAGGAAAATAAATGGCTAAATACGGTACAAGTAGATACGGCTCTGGTTTTAGATATGGTGAAACTTCAGCCGTCGGTGTTTACTATAATTCTGGCATTGAGGCTTGGTCGTACAACTATAATGAAATTGCTGTTTCTTGGGGAGTTATTATTCCTGACCCAAATGATGGGGCATTAACTCATTGGAAATTAGTTAGAAGTACCGTTGGAAATGTTGACGACCCTACTAAGGGCACTTATTTAGCTGGTGGTCTATACTCTACAATTACCAGCGGCTATACAGATATAGTTGCTAGTAATTTTAATGGTGAGCATTGCTATTCTCTTTGGGTATTTACTGGAACTAAATGGATATCTTGTGGTGCTGCCTACGCTTTAAACGTTTCAGACGAAAGCAGCCTACAAAGAGTATCAAATTGGCTACCTAAAGCGTGGTTAAACGTTACAGACTACACTACGGGAGAAGCTGTAGGAGAAAATGAAAATAACACGTTTTATAAAGTATTAGAAGTGTTTTCTTTTGTTTACGACAAACTTAGATTAGAGGCTTTTCTTTTAGGAAATGTAAATAATAGAATTTATACACCTAACTCTATTCTTAAATATAAGATTTCAGATTTTAATTTTCCATTTGAACCTGCTTTGGGAGACACGTACCATAGAAGCCTATCAAGTGTTGGCAACCTTGTACATTCACATAAAGGTACCCCTACAGCTTTTGCTACATTTACTACGGCGCTAACACACTGGGGAAATGATGTTAGGACGGGACATAACTTACTATTAGACTATAATGATGCTTCTTTTGAAGAGTCACTTGGTAGGTGGTCGGCATCAAGCGGTACGTTAGCGCAAAAAACATTTACAGCAGAGGTTCTTTCACCCCCAAGCTTGGCACAAACGCTTTGGGAGCTTACTACATTACCAAAACTGTCTGGTTTTGGACAATTAACCACGGCCTCAACTTCAGCAGTTACACTTAGCTTGCCTGGAAACGGTAACAACATAACACTGTACGGGGTACCTGTTAAACCAAATACTAATTATTTCTTTAGAGGTAGCGTCCTTCATAGAGATAATGCTGCTACGGTAACATCAACAATTGAGTTCTATGACATGTACGGTACTCTATTATCCGCAACTTCCGGTGGCCCCTCCTTAACAACAACTACGTCTTGGAAAGAGATTACTGCTACAGATAGTAGTGGAATTATGTCCCCTCCTAAAGCTAAATTTGCTAGGGTAAAGATTATTATTACGCCATCGTCTGCGTCATCTAGCCGGTACGCAATTGACTTATGTCAATTTAGTGAACTTGAAAATATTTTTATATATCAAGATCCTCGAAGAGTAAATATTCACGTGCACGGAGAAAAACAAAACTTTATGCCAAACGGCAGTTTTGAAAATGGCATACATGGTTGGGAACCCTTTAATGGGTCCGTTATTGAAGATAGCACAAAAACTGCGGCAATTGTTTTGGGGTCAAAATGTCTTAAGTTAAAATCAACATCTAACGGAAATTCTGCAGTTGTATCTGATTGGATACCTGTTGATCCTAGTACCGCGTACACTGCTAGTGCTTATGTATTGGGGTCTGCTGCTAGAAAAGCCCGCATTAGAGTTGAGTTTTCAAGCAAAGCAACTTTAGAAGAACAGGCGCAAGTACTAACGGATGCTAACGGAACATATTATGCCCCACTAGTTAACTATTCTGATTCTGATGAAATTACATTGTCAACCACAACAAAAAATCAAATAACTGTGTCTTTTCTATCACCACCAGTCTCACAAGATTCTGTGGCACCTTGTGCCAAAGTTTCTATTTATTTTAGCGATAACTTAGCTAATGATGAGTATTGGATAGATGGGGCTATGTTAGAAGAAGGCTCTGAGACTTCTCCGTATTTTAATGGGTTTAGTGGAGTAACTCCTACAAATCCCGTAGTGCAACAGTACTATTCTCCAAATGATTGTAAGTGGGAAACAAAAAATAGATTTAACTATATGGACAATCATGGGTTTGAAACAAACACTACTGATTGGACTTCTACTGGAACTCTTACAAGAACGGCTTCTGATAACGGCCTTAGCCCCCTATACAACTCTTATTTTGGAAAAGTAGCCTTTACTACAAGCACCACTATCACAGGCACATACTACCTTAAACAAGCAGCTAAGGGAGGAGAAGACATAGTTGTTTCTGCCTATGTTCGACGTCCTTCTTCTACCGCTATTACTTATGGCATAGGTAACTCTGTATACACACTGCCTGCAAGCGGCGATGGTTGGACTAGAATTTCTGGCGTTTATAAATTAACCTCTGGTGCCACAACAGGTACATTTACCATATCTGTTTCCGGCACTACAGCTACTTATGTACATATTGATGGCGTGCAAGTAGAATATGGGCGCATACCTTCTCAATATATACTTTTTAATGATGCTGGAACAACTACTTTAGTTAATCCTACAAACTCTGCTAAAAGTATTTTAGCTACACAATCAGAGGCACAAAATTCAGGCAAGTCAACTTATTTTCACAACTATGATATTAAAATTTCTAGACTTCGTGCAAGCTTAGGAGACTATGCTATGCACGGTTCATCTTGGGCTATTAAAACAGGGCTGCCAACACATCCGTACACGGACATAGAAAAATCCCTTATTCCAAATAACTCTTTTGAGACTTCTTTGGGAAATTGGGTAGCATCTAACTCTACCCTAAGTCGTAACGTATCAGCCGGATCTATATTTGATTACAATACTGTTTCAGGACAAGCTTACGCTGTAGTTACTACTGCAGGCTCTTCTGGTAGTAAAACTTATGGAATTGTTTCTGGTGCCATACCGATTACCGCTAATGGTGGCTACTATGCTTCTGCAGCTGTTCGACCAGCGCCTTCTGTTTCGGCTGCTGGAGACTACATATTAACTGTTGATTTTTATGATGCTAATAATTACTCAACTGGTTCAGGTTTTGGTACGCCCCTGTACACAAGGACTAAAACAATAGGGGTTACTCTAACAACTCGGTGGGCGTATATTGCAGACATCTACCCTGTAAGTAATATTACTGGAGCAGCATACGCAAGAATTACCATAAAGTCAACTCCAACTACATACAGCGCTAGCAACGCCTTCCACGTTGACAACGTAGTATTTAGACAGTAGAATGATATCTATGGGCATAGTTATTATTTCAGGATTAGCAACGGCTTGTATCTTAACTGCTGTTGAGGGGCTTTATAAACCCATGGGTAAATGGCGTGGTTTAGCGGCATTTGCTATTTCAATCCTTGCCTGTTACAATCTTGATACGAAGCTATCGTATCTTGCCGTCTATTCTTTAGCAACTGCTTTTATTGGTTTAACACTTTCTCTTTTAGTAGAGCAGATTTTTAGTGGCCCTACGCCTAGAGAACGTCGCGGTTTGCCAAACAAGGTGGATAAGCTATAGAATAGTTTATAAGGAGGGTTACATGTTAAAACCTATTATAAACCCAAAGTTGTCTCTCAGGGCTAGATCCCTGTTCTATTATTATGTTACAAAGGGCCGAGTTATATCGGCAGATGAACTCTGGGAAAATAAAGAAGTTCCTGAAGGTCGGGACGCTATT